ATTATATCCACGTCTATCACAGATTACTTGCTTGAGCGCGTGTTGTGGCACAACCAATTGCAGGCCGAGCAAAGAGAGCTGTATAGCCATGGCAACTTAGTTGGCATTGGATTTACAGCTGAGCAGGCTCGGGATTTCACTTATGCGATCCAAAAGAAAGCTGCTGAGCATGATGCACAGCATATACTTTCGATTGATGCTAAAGCCTGGGATTGGTCGTTGACAACAGACGTTATGGCTCTTGAGGTAAAGGTCTATACTCAGCAGGCGCAGCATTACGCTGATTTCTTGCGTGTGGCACATCAACAAACGGTTATGACCCATTGTTACGTGGTCCGCGATGGACGTTGCGTCGAGATGCACCACCGAGGTGGTATTGCATCAGGGATGATGACGTCCGGGCGGCTACGTACGGCTCAGATGAATTCTACCATAGCTTGCGCTTTCGCGCGCTATGCAGGAGCTTCATATGCCTATGCTATGGGGGATGACTGTTTGGCGTTGATCCCAGATGGCGTTTCTTTAGGCTCCTACGAGGAGCTAGGTCCTCGCCTTGGCGATAACGTGTCGTATGACATTGATGATGATTGCGTCTTTGAATTCTGCAAGCATTATTACGCTTTACAGGATCCGGATAGCATACACATGCTCGAAGTCTCCAAGACTGTTTGCCAGTTGATAACGGAAGGTTACACGGAAGAACGCGAGACGTCGCTGTCTAGCGGCGTCTTTCGTGCCTCTAAAGGGCACGCGTCCTTGGCCAACTTACACGCGATCATAGGGTTGATCCGTGGTAAGTTGTAATGTATGCGGGTGCCTTCGCGTCAGCGACCCGCAAATTTGTAAATATTGTACTTTAGGTTAATTTATTATAACTTATTTTGTACTATACTTAATGGCACGCAAAGCTAAGAAGCTTGCGCGCAAGTCCCCCACCAAAAAGGGTGGTAAGGGCGATGTCATCTCAGGCTCAGGTGGTTATTTCGGCAAGATTGCAGGTAAGGCTCTTGCTAAACTACTTGGTAAGAATGAGAAGACCCAGGCGGAGTGGGCCGCCAAAGGCGATAAAATCGGTGATATCGGGTCATCGATCGCTCATCCACTCGCTACCGTATTAGGCCTAGGCAGTTATTCCTTAAAGAAGAACTCCTTCGCCACTGGTGCACCCTTCATGCACTCGCAGGATCCTAGGGCTAGGATTTGCCATAGGGAGTTCCTAGGCAATATCACTGGTTCTACGGCTTTCCAACTCACGTCTTACGATTTAAATCCAGGTCAGGCTAATACCTTTCCCTGGTTGTCTCGTGAAGCCCAGAATTGGGAGGAGTACAAGTTTCATGGCTTGTGCTTCACCTACCGTTCCCTGTCTGCTACAGCCCTTAACTCGGTTAATACAGCGCTCGGTGCCGTTTGCATGGCCACACAGTATAACTCGCTCAACCCTCTGTTCACTACGAAGATACAGATGGAAGATGCGCAGTTTGGTGTGTCCGGCAAACCGGCTACCGACCTTATACACTTTGTTGAGTGTGCGAAAGACGCTAACCCGCTTTGTGAGGGTTACGTCCGCACCGGCCCAGTCCAAGGTGACCAACGTGTCACGGACTTGGGTAAATTCAGCATTGCTACCGTGGGTATGCAGGCTTCAGCAGAGATTGGTGAACTATGGGTCTCATATGACGTTGAATTTGTGAAACCCAAACTCCTGTTTGAAGGGGCCCAGTTGGCACAAGCCGACCATTGGTCTTGGTATGGAAATGTTAAGTTTGCAAATTCCGACTACATTGGAGACAATTTGACTGTTGTCTCCTCCGCGATTGGCGGTACTCTTCCCAATGCGGCTACGTACAACTTTCCGGCTACAGCTAATTCTAGGTATTACATTGTTGTATATACATATGAGAATTTGTCTGATGCCTCCGTTGTTACTATGCCAGACATTGGCTTTGTAAATTGTGTCGGTTGGCTCAACTTTAACACGGCGCCTGGCGCCGTCCCCAAGAACCAGACGGCTAAGGACTCCTTAGGTACAACCGGTATTTGCGGTAACAAGGACCCCAATAGTACCAAATCTGGAGGCTGTGTTGTTGCATTAGTCCATGTGACTAGTGGATCAGCACAGATAACTTTCAGCGGTGGTAACAATGGTGGTGCTGCTACTGTTATGGGTGATCTTATCGTCGCCGCGTACGGCGGCCCTGGTTTCGGCGTGGAGCCATTAATTCCGCGCCAAACGGATGCTGAGATCGAGGCATCCTTGCAGGCCGAGCTGCGTGAGAGCTTCGGCATGCGTCTCGACGAGTTCTCCGATTTCCA